ATACTGGTGCCTTATTGCGAGCATAAGATTTTTCCAATTCTTCAACAACACGATTTTCTGTTGTGGATGATTTTTGTTCATAAGAAGAATACTCATCTTCTTGTTCCATAACTTCACGAGAACGAGTTGGGGCAGTCTTGTTTCCAAGAACCATATTCATACGATTTTCAAGTTCTTCATATGACTTAAATTGATCTGGTGCGGTGACTGCTGCCAGAGAATACTCCTTTTTCCAGAGTGCTTCCATCGCATCATCATCATCAAGAAGTGGAGAAACACGATCAAATTCAGATTTGTCATAGTTCCAATATCCATCTTTTTTTACAATCTTCAGTTTGAAGTTTGCCCCTTCCCAGAAATCAAAAGGATTGATTGGTGATTCATCCTCAAATTCTGGTTGCATTGCTTCCATAATCTTATCAAAGATTTTCTTTCCATACTTAAACAGAAATACTTTACCTTCATTTTGAGGATTTGTCGGATCCTTTACGACATAAATGTTAGAGTAATAATTAAGTTTACGTTTTTGCTTACGAACAGTTTCTTTATTTGCTTCAGTTCCCGTATTCCACAGTTCCCGATTATACTCACCTAAAGGATCTTTACCACCAATAGTCGTCAGTGAGTTTTCAATATACCACCCACCATTTCCCTGAAATGCGTGTGAATACATCTTTGCCCAGGGAAGTTCCTCACCATCAGGTGCAGGTAGAAAACGAATCACTGCAAAACCATTACCGGTTTTATCAACAACTGGTTTATAAAGTCTTTCATCAGCACCACTAGATGTAGTACTCATCTTTTCAACTTCTTTAACCAGTTTAGAGGTTAGAGAACCAAGTTTAGATTGCTTTTTTAGATTTTCAAATGTCATTTAATTTTTCCTCGTATTTGTGAGATTTGGCTTTTGTGATTTTGCTTAAGGGATCATCCAGCCCAACTTATTTTACAATTCCTCATCCATTCTGTCAATCTGAAACTTCATCATTTCAATTAGACTTTTCATATTATTAAAAATATCACTAATATCCCGTCCCAATGAAAGTCCCATTTTCATTGCAGAATCTAAAATTCCATCTCTCATTTCTTTTGCCTCTGGATCATCAGACAAACTTAAACGAGTAAAAAGTATTTGTTGTTTTTCTAAAAGTTGTTCCATTAGTCCTATATGATATAGTTTTTCTTCTCGTGTCATTTCTGAATAATCAAAAAGATTTCCGTATATTTCATTTTGAAGATCGTGAAGTTCTTCTAGTTCTTCATTAACAATTTCTGATTCAAAAAAACTCATTGTTCCTCCATAATAATTTTTTTTAGAATTTTACGATAATTCAATACATCGATATTTAGAAAGGGACTATATTTGATAATTTTCATTGAAACCGATTTCCATACCGGATCATCAAGTTTTTTATCAAAATTATTTTTATACCCAACTATTTTATCTAAAATCAACATTGTTTCTAATGAAATATGAGATTGTAAGTGCTCTTTTAAAATTTGTGGATGTCGATTATTTTTAATTAGAAACATCTCATCAAAATTTTTAGATGTAAAAACAGATTCTATTTCTTCTTTAAAAATATAAGAGAGTGATTGAGTTCTTTTTTTCCAATCATTATACCTATTATCACCATCCTTTATCATTTCACCAATCCAGAGTCTTCCTGGATCTGTACAAGAAATAAAATTTGATACAAAAAATTCTACAACTTCAGAATCTGTTTTATTTCTTGAAAACTTTTCAAACCAAAAACGATCTTTACGTTTGTAGAAAGATTTTACTGTGGATCTTGTTTTTCCACAATATTTATGATAATCATAAGAATCTTTAGTAAAATGATTCTTTAGGGCAAGATATTGACAATAGGCATCATATGGCATCATTCAAAAAAGGTAATATAAAGATTTTTTTGCCGGGATTTTTTACTACCCAAAATGGAATTAAAAAACTAATTTGGCACGAGATGTCTTTTTGAGAAAATTAAGTTCCATTGCCTCATATTTAATTTTTTCTTTCAGTGGTTTTGAAATGAGTTTAGGTATCGACTCAACATCAATATTATTCTGCTCACAAAAGTACACAATTGCATCAATATAGTTCATTTCAACATTAACTTGAACAAGTTCTTCTATCTGCTGTGCAAAACGAGTAGGACAGTAGAATTTACTTTCGAGTACCTTTTCTAATTCATTCTCCATTCTTTGTCCCAGTATTGTGATGTACAAATTCTTTGATGTAACGAACTAATAACTTAATATAGTCCCCTTTGTTTCTTTTGTCAAATACCTTCACTTCTCCACCAGGAGTTACCATAATGGTAATCAACTTAACAGGAGCAATTTCAGTAAGTTCAAAGTATGCGGAGGCATAAAACATTTCCTGAACGAAATAGTTTTCAAGCCATTCTTCGGGTTTAATCTTTTCAGAAGTCTTAAAGTCTATAACGGCAAGTTCTCCATCATATTCTCCAATACAATCGACTCTTCCAGCAAGTCCAAGATATTCAGAGTAAAGAGTTCTTTCAATCGCATGAATATTATTTATCTTATCAAGTTCTGGTTTGGCATGATAGAACATAAACTTTGAGAGAGGTTGATAGTCGTCCCAGTTCAGTTCTTTATTTTCCAAATAATCCTGACAGACTTGGTGAAAATCAGTTCCTCGTGCTGTTGCTCTTTTTGTAATCCGATTTGCTTCTTCGAGTCCTATACGTTTTCTCCACTTAACAAAAATCTCACGATTATAAAAAGAAGTCACAGAAGTAATCGATGGTACCCACTGTCCATCAGGAAGATGATACAGACGAATACCATTTGTTTCTTTCTTTTCTAGTTCAAGATCACCTAAAAAATTATGATGAATAAATGTCATACTTTAACTTCCATTTTTGCAAGAATATACTCTTTAACTAAACCCGAACGAACAATATCCTCAACATCAAACTCAACAATATCTACCGAGGGCATTGCTCTCAAAATTTTCATAAAATCTACAATACCATTCTTTTCATTGGTACGAATTAAATCAGATTGTGTTGCATCTCCACAAAAAATAATTTTTGAATTTTCACCAATACGAGTAATAATAGAATCTAATTCGTGAAAATTTAAATTTTGAAATTCATCAACAATAATAATCGAATTATCAAGAGTTGTACCACGAATAAAGGATGTACTCCAAAAACTAATCGTTCCTTGAGTTTTTAAATTTCCATAGAGCATTTCAAAATCAGACTCTGATGGCATTTGAAACATATACTTCACCATATTCTTATATGGAATTTGATAAAGTGATGACTTGTCTTCGTGATCTCCAGGAAGAAATCCGATTTCACGAGTAGCAACAAGAGATCTTACAATATAAATTTTTTCATAAGGACTACGTTCATTTAGAACATCCTTGAGAGCATTATAAAGTGCAATGAATGTTTTACCAGTTCCGGCACATCCATATCCAACAATATTTTGATTCAATTCATATGATTTGAAAAATTTTTCTTGATTCTTGGTGAGAGGTTCAATCTCTCTCATCAATTCACTATTAATTGGTTTTTTGCGTTTCATTTGTCTATTACCAATTCCAAAAGGAACCGGAGATGTGGGTTGACTTCTTTTTCTTGTCATTATTTTTTAGATTGGTTTTACTCTTGATCCTGGAACCTTTGATGCACGATCTAAAACTTCATTCCATCCCGGTTTAGTTTTTTTTAGTCTATCGTAAACCTCTCCTAATTCTACTGAACTTGCACACCCTTCTGGCCAATCTCTTTGCCATTCTGGATGATTTTCATACCATTGAGTGATATCATGAACACTCATTTCAATCACCTTTCTTTCACCCGTTTCTTTATTCACAATTGGATATGTTGCCATTTTTTAAAATAATATGCAAAAGTATTTATTCTAATGTGATTGCGCTTTGATAATTACAGGGGTTACAATTCTCACGAGTCCAGTTGAGAGCAGAAGAGATTGTCGGAAATTGGCAGGTAAAGATACAACGAATTGCCTCCGCGATTTCCTTGTGCTCTGACTGGGTTCCGTGAGCACTACGAAGATCGATGTAATGTATCCAGGATCTCACACTACCACTCATATAAAGACGTGTCTGGGTTGCCTGTGGGAGCACAAAACGGGCACATTCCTTTGCGACACCGGCATTCAACATATCCTGATAGATTTCAATTGCTTGTTTAAAGTGTTCTTCAATTTTAACATTAAAGGAAATACTTACATCTGCCGGTAAGTCATCAGTTGAGTTCTGACGATTTTTAGTATCCTGCCTTCTCAATTCTGGAACTGGAAGTTTTACTTGTAGTTCTGTGCTGTCGGCATATCTCTGAGAGAATTGTTGGAAGGTGAAACTACGATGACGAAGAATTTGTGTCGCAATCGCAAGTGAAGTATTGATTTCTACTGTTAGAAATGCGTGTTCAAAAATACTCCAGTGTTGATTTTGAATGCAATACTTTAGTAATCCAGCAGAAGAATTGTTGAATTGATTTTTTGGATTACTGACACGAGCACAATATGCAATATGTCTTTCTGCATTTGGAGTTACAGAAACTAATTTAACTGTCGGGGTTTTCATAATTACCAAATCCTTTTTGCTTTTTGTTATATTTTTTACGGGCAAGTGAAAGAATAGCATTATCAAGTGCCTTTTTCATATAGATAATCTCTTCTTCACTATAAAGACTTGGATTATCCAGTGCCTCTTTTACCAGACGAATAGTTTCTTTATATCTCATTAGTCGTCATCATCCTCAAAAACCTCATCGTAATCATCTATGTCTCCAATACGTGGAGCAACTGCTTCATATGCATAAGATTCTGGACTTGAATATACTTCTGCCTTTAAGGAATCAACCAGAAGTTCCAGATTTTTAATAATGATTTTAAGTTTATCTTGATTCATGAGTTTTCATCTGTAGCAAAGATATTATAGGCAAAAAACGAGAGTGTGTCAAGTTCAATATTTAATGATTTCAAAGACACCATCTTTTTCTACAAGTGCAGAGCAAGTATCTGTCCAATCTCCGGCACACATATAAGTCGTTCCCTGATACTCACGAATATTCGCATGATGAATATGTCCGGCAATCACACCATCATATTCTCCAATTCTTCTTACGTGATGTATCAAATCCATTTCATACTTATCAATAAACTTCTTACCTCTTGGAATTGATTTGAGAAAATTAATTAAAGAAAATCCAAAAGTCTTGTTTAGAAAAATATTCAGAGGTGTGATTGTTTCATATCCCCAGTTCATAAAATATTGCTTCCAGGAACCAGATGAGAACTCGGAATAAAAATCACCGTGAATACATAAAAACTTTCTATTTTTTGTGCTGTGATGAACATAAGAATCACAGAGGATAAGATTTTGATGTAGATAAGAGGAACTGGTATTTACATATTTTCTTGCGACTGCATCGTGATTACCAAGAATATAAACAACTTCTGTTCCTTTTCTGGACAATTCTAGAATTTTTTCAACTGCCTTTGTATGTTGAGTTTTCCACAGAGTATTATATTTTTCCATACAATATATGTCTATAATATCTCCAACCATTACAAGTTTTTTTGTATCAAGTTGATTTAGAAACTTGAGAAACTTATCAGTATTGCATCGGTCGGTTCCGAGATGAACATCGGAGATGAAGACGGTATCGTAAGTCATCGTTCTATGTAAGAAAGTGTATGGTTCGTTGAGTGAAGTTGCGAGATAATCATATCACAACCCAATTTTGGATCGGAATCTCCACAAGTATAAACATCTACTGCTGCTTTTCCTTCTTCTGGCCATGTATGAATGCTAATATGACTTTCTGAAAGTAGGCATATTACAGTTGCTCCTTGCGGATCAAATTTTTTAAAAACTGTTTCGAGAACTGTTGCACCACTTATAACTGCTGCTTCTTCGAGTAACCTTACAAGATAATGCTCGTCATTCAAAAGAACAAACGAGCATCCATACAGATTAAGTAAGTAGTGCTTTCCCATTAGTCTACCGGATCTTCTTGTGCTTCTTTAATCAATGAACTCACATATGCCTCGGTTCCGTCCATTGTTTTCACAGCAAAAAGAGGAGACTTCATATATTGCTTAACTTTTTTATATTTTTTCAAGAGTTTTGATACTTCATCATCATCAATAATCACTTTTGCATTATTATTTTGAAATCCCGCAGTCATCTTTTTTTCTTCTTCTCTGGTGTTCTATATCCCCACGACCTGGGACTTATTGTTCCATATCCATATTTAATCTTTTGAAGTGCTCCTGGACCGTATTTATCATAATACATA